TGCTCGCTCGAAGCCTGCTTCCCATCCGCGGATGTATGCGGCGCGGTCAGCTGGCGAGAGGGTGGGATGGCCGAAACGCGCCATAGCGGCCAGCGTACCGATGAGTGAGCGTTGAGCTGGGGAGATGCGGCGGGTCCTAAGTTGACCGCTCGCGATACCGCCTTCGGAGGCGATAAGCCGCATCCATTCAATGCCCTTAGGGTTACGGTTGCCTTTGGCCATGCAGAATGCTTAACCGATAATGCAGTATACATTACGTAGAATGCATAATGCAAGATGCAGAATGCAGGGCTGGGACCTGCTGCGCGTAGGGAGCGACGGATCACTGGCGAGCGTGCCGGAGTGGCGATTAGTGGATCTGCGCGGTAGGGACAATCCTACGATAGAATCGGAAAAATCCGACAATCGCCAAGCAAGGAAACGTGGCAATCTGTAGGTGGCCGAGAGGCCGGGAAGAGGAAACCATGAAAACGATGCAATCAAAGTTCCGGGGGCAGTGCTCCCGGTGTCAAGGGGAGATACGCAAGGGCGAGCAAATCGCCTGGTCGCGGGCAACGGGGGCTTTGCACAGCGCGTGCTCTGACCCGCGCGACACCATGACAGGACAGCAGTATCGCGAGTCCGGCGAGGACTACCCGTGCTCGGACCGCGGCTACGAAGATCAGTGTGCGGCAGCTTGTGGGGGTGGCCTGTGACGAAAGCAGAGAAGTACAAGCGATACGACGCGACGGCGGCCAACGCGGATAAGTTGGCCTGCGCGGTGTTGACCAGCTAGGGCCGGCTGCTGTCCCGACGCAGCGGGGCAGCGGGCGTAACCTACGCCGAAAAGAGGAAACATAAAAATGCAAACCGTAACGCTAGAAAAAACGGGCGCCCGCTGGATTGCGCGGTGCTCATACGAAGATCGCGCGGTGCCCAAGGGCGCCGGATTCCGGTGGGACCCGGACCGGCGCTGCTGGTACACCACAGACATGGCGATTGCGGCCAAGCTGGCGGACCCGGACGCCGCCGCGAAGCTGCTGGCAGAAGCTGCGGCGAAACAAGCGCAGCGAGCGGAGACAATCGAATCGAGTCGCGCGGCCACCGCGGATGTGGATTTGCCGTGCCCCGAAGGGTTGGCGTACCTGCCCTATCAACGCGCTGGAATAGCAAGCGCGCTGACGAGACCATCCATCCTGTTCGGCGACGAAATGGGTCTCGGCAAAACCATCCAGGCAATCGGCGTGATCAACGCCGACCCGACACTGAAGCGCATCCTGATCGTGTGCCCCGCGAGTCTCCGACTCAACTGGTACCGCGAGCTGCAAAAATGGCTCACGCGCGAGCTGAGCATCGTGCTGGCTGATTCGAAAGTCTGGCGCGGCGGATACGATGTCACGATCATCAACTACGATATCCTCACGAAGCACTCCGCAAAGCTCCGCGAAACAGCGTGGGACCTGGTGATTTGCGATGAGGCGCATTATCTGAAAAACCCTGACGCCAAGCGCACGCAGGCCGTGTGCGGAAAGGAAAAAAAGGGCGTGGTGGAAGTCGAGCCGATCCGCGCCAGGCGCCGGATGCTGCTGACCGGCACCCCGATCCCGAACCGCCCCATCGAAGGCTGGACGATTTTCCACTACCTCGACCCGGTGGAGTTCCGAAGTTTTTTCGGTTACGCGAAACGCTATGCCGGCGCGTACCAGGGCGCGTACGGCTGGGATTTCAGCGGGTCCGCCAACCTGCCCGAGCTGCAAGACAAGCTCCGCGGCACGATCATGATTCGCCGGCTGAAAGCCGACGTGCTGACCGAGTTGCCCGCGAAGAGGCGTTCCGTCATCGAGATCCCGGCGAACGGCGCGAGCGGCGCGGTCAAGGCGGAACAGCAGGCGTGGGAGCGCAAAGAGGAGACCATGCTGGCGATGCGTACCGCCGTCGAGCTGGCCAAGGCGAGCGAAAATCCTGACGATTACGCTGACGCGGTTGCGAGCCTCAAGACCGCCGCGACCGCCGCGTTCGCCGAGATCTCAAAACTGCGCCACGATACCGCCGTGGCCAAGATCCCGTATGTTATTGAGCACCTGCGGAACGCGATCGAGGACGGCAGCAAGGTGGTGGTCTTTGCCCATCACCACGACGTGATCGATGCGCTGGCGGCCGAGTTCGGTTCGCAGGCCGTGACGATGTACGGGGACGTGCCGATGGCCACGCGACAGGCCAACGTGGACCGATTTCAGAGTGATCCGGGCTGCCTGGTTTTCATCGGCGGCATCCAGGCCGCCGGAGTCGGGATCACCCTAACGGCCGCATCGCACGTTGTGTTCGCCGAGCTCGACTGGGTGCCCGGAAACGTAACTCAGGCGGAAGACCGCTGCCACCGAATCGGCCAGCACGAAATGGTGATTGTTGAGCACCTGGTGCTGGAGGGGTCGCTGGACGCGCGGATGGCCGCAATCCTAGTACAAAAACAGGAAGTGTTGGCCGCCGCGCTCGATACTGTCACGGAGCAGGCCCCGGTACTCCCGGTACCGGAACGCGAGCGCGCCGCAACCGAGGGGACCAGCCGCGACCGCATCACGGCGGATGCCGCCACCATGACGCCGGAGCGCGTTGAGGCGATCCACACCGGGCTCCAGATGCTGGCCGCGATGGATCAGGACCATGCCCGCGACCTGAACGGCATGGGCTTCAGCCGGATCGATTGCCAGATCGGGCACTCGCTGGCCGGGTGTGGCCGTCTCAGCGCGCGCCAGGCCGCCCTGGGCGCGAAGTTGGTCAACAAATACCGTCGGCAGCTCGACGCTGAGCTGGTGGCCGCGACAAAGGCCTGACCGTTGCCCCGAGCCCTCCAAGACCGCGCTGCGAGAGCTTGGCTTGAAGGAAGACCTGCAGTGAGGCAGGGAGTACGGGTGCGCTCTCACGCAGCAAGCCGGCATCTTTAGCGGCACCGTCCAAAAATGCGGGTTGCCGGAACTGGGGTCCGGTGGGTGGCTGCAAGAGCCCGACCGACCTGTGGGAGTCCGAGTGGAGCCAAACCTCGTTAGATGTTGGAGACGGCATGGCTGCATCTACCTGAAACAAAGAAGTTAGTTTTAAATGTCAGCCAGAGGTTGACACGATGGCTTTTCTGATTATATTCTAGCGTCGCTCATCTGGCACTGGATGAGTTCGTCCCGGAGTTCTGGAAGGATCGACTCACGCACTTCTCGACTGCGGCGGAATCGCAGTCTATAATGACCATGTATAGATGGTATACAATCAATTTTAGGCTTTGGTCTTCTCCTTCGTTTGGTCGTTCGCGCCGTCCACCGAAGCCGGCCTGTGAGATCATTTGTTGTTGCGTGAACATCCTAAACGGGGTAGCGAAAGTGAGGAGAAATCGACGTGCATGACAGGGAGGTAAGAGCTGCCCTACATAGGGCAATAATATAGTTGACAACTCACAAGAATGGCTGTACGCTGAAAAGTTATGCAGCAGCCGAACACGGACAGAACCAGTAAGGTTCTCAATGCGATAAGGAGTCCTCTAGTGTTCAATGCATTTGTGATTATCTCGTTGAGTGGCGTGGTTGGGGTAGCGCTGATGACTGCACTGCCGGAGTGGGTGAAAATCTCATGCCTAGGTCTGCTGTTTGCGTTTGCAGGTGTACTCGCTCTCTGGGTGAACTGGGTGGCGAGGAAAGACCCACGCTCGGCAACTTATGGACCGAACGAGTACCTTGAGGAAAGTCGGCTAGAGCACGAGCGAAGACTGAGGAATTTGGGCTAGGCTTTTGGCTTGATACCCCGATAGATAAGCCAAGCGCACAATCCGTAGATGGCCAACTTCGCAATATCGTGGCCGAGCAACTCGGCTGAATCTGGATAATAGAATCCCGGAAATGTTCCGGATGGTCCACGGGCGTTAGCAATCGCGAGAAACAGCCCCACGGCAATCTTCCAGATCGGCTTGGGCTTTCCCTTAGGCGATTCTTTTTCTTGCACGTATTTTCTTCGGATGATCCCGCTTCCATTGTTTCTCACGCTTGAGCAGTTCGGCCTTTGAGACCGTGAGCACTGTTCGGAGCGCGTTGCTCATTCGCTCGGCGTCCGTGTTGCCGGGGACGTGCGGGGCTGTGGCTGGTTTCATCCTGCCGCCATTGTAACGCCAACGCCCAGCCATTGCTATAGGCTGGTGGGATGGATCAAGAAATGAACCGTGTCCGGCGTCAACTACTTTTCCCTAGCTGGCGATGTTGAGCTCCAGAATCACGCTGTGGTGAACGAGCCGGTCGATGGCCGACGCCGTGGTCATCGGGTCCTTGAAGATCGCCTCCCACTTGGAGAACGGCAGGTTGGAGGTGATCGATGACTTTGGCATTTGTGTTCTCCTGACATTTCTGGCATGATTGTGAGTGCAGAGCACGTAAAAGGCAGGACTCTCGCCTAGCTTTGGCTCGGTAGCGCTGGCACGCTGCAAAGCCTTTCCCGCTGTGGCCTAGTCGTAGTGTATCACGGCTACGGCGGAAAGGGCAAGCGTTCCGCGTGTTCGATATCGGACTATTACAGCCAAGGGAATTCATCTTGATCCTGATCGGCGCATTTGATGAAAGCGGCAAGCTAGACGACACTGAGCACGTGTCTTTCGCAGGGTTTGTTGCCAAGCCAGCCAAGTGGGAAGAGTTTCGTGAAGAGTGGAGACGGTTGCTACGGCCCCATAAGATCAAGTATTGGAAGACTTGTGATGCGGTCCACATGAACGGCGGCTATGCTCGCTTCAGGAAACGGGAGAAAGACCTAAGAACGCTCATTACCAAACTGGCTGAATTGATCTGCAAGTATGCAATTGAGGCTATGTCAGGTTCAATATCTACTTCTGAATTCAAGCAACTCAGCCAGGACGCTAGAAAGAAGTTGAAAGACCCACAATACTGCGCCTTCGAGAGTTGTGTGAGAATGCTAGTAAGCTCAGCCGAAGTTGATCCGGGCGATACATTCACTCTGGTATGTGACGATTCAGACGAATACGCCGAGCATTGCCTGAAACTGTACACAAGGCTTCAAAAGAGCACCGTCATATCCAAACGCATCGTAGGCCTATGCTTTGCGGACGACAAGAAATACGAGCCATTGCAGGCCGCAGATTTATTAGCGTTCTGCGAGCGTGCAGAACGTCGTGAGGAACCGCCTGACGCAATCTGGCGATGCGCGCAGGAAGTGTTCAGCAAGCACTACAAATGCATTTCTGGATCACAAGTCGTGAAATAAGGTTCAAGCTTTCCGCTTCCCACGGCGTTGCCGTTTAGTTTTCAGGCGTCGGCAACACCGCATCGGCAGCGTGATGCAATTCCAGACGCAAGGAAATAATTCGTTACATTCGGACTTTAGTGTTGACAACCACACTGGAATCCGATAGAATAAAAGACATGGAACACACCAATAGAATCGGAATGGAAGTCGGAAAGATCGCAGTTTACTGGATCAACCACGGCTACTATTCGGACCAGACCTTCGATGCCCTGGAAGATGCCGTCCGGTACGCTCGCTCCAAGGGTCCCTCGGCACGGTTCGATCAGGTTCTCGCGCCGGAACCGTTCAGCACGCGCCAAGTCCGGATGCTTGGCTCTTGGGACGCCATCGGCGGCTTGCGCACGGAAAGGGGTGTCGCATGACGCCATCCTGCGTCGGGTGCCATGTTCCACTGGGCGGCCAGCACAAGCCGTCGTGCTATCGCCAGGGACTTGTGAGCGAGGAATCGCTACTCCCTGCTCCGCTCATGTCAGGGCCGGGTGATACTCAAGACCTTGCCGGCGTGCTGGGACTGACGGATTCAGCCGAACGGCCGATTCGGTGCGGAACATTCAGTGAACCAGCGACATCTATCGAAAAACTTCGGTATGTGCTGGAACTCCGTGCGAGGATCGGCGAATTATCAGCATCTCTTGATGAGGTTCGCCGGCAACGCGGGGAGTGGGAAGAGAAATACAACAAATCCGCCCCGGATTTACTGGCCCTCGGGCGCGAGAACAGGGAACTTCGTTGCGAGTTGGTAAAGGCCAATAATATCTCAGATCGCTACATGGCAGCAGCGCTGGACACGCCAGAGGTTGTGACGGAACGCGCCGAACGATACCGTGCGATCTCGACTCTGTTGATGGAACGCTATTCCGCTGCGTTCCCCAACTACGCATGGACCGATGAGGAATCGGCTGTAGATCTCATGGA